ACAAACACAATGTTCTCCGCCATGCTTCCCGTGCTCTCTCCGCCCGCGGGATCTATCAACAACTTATCGTCTGACATGATGACTATAGACGTAGGTTTCGGCGGCTCAGCCACGCACCCAGCGGGAGTGCCGATAGCGCAGCTGGCGTTGTGGCACCAAACGGGGGCGGGTAACTTGCCCGTTAGAGAGATTATAGTGCCGCCGGATGAATCGCTGCTGGCACAGATGAAGTTGGACATGAAGAAAGAGTTCGATAAATGACGCCGCTAGACGTAGTGACTAACGCTTTGATACAACAAATTCTTACGTACGACTCTCTAAAGACTCGTAACGTTATAGACTTCGCTGACGTTAAAAGCAACCCTGCTAAAGGCTCTGTTCAGACAGCAGATTTGCCTGAGATTGCGCTGTTCATCGCTTCGTTTAGTTCAAATGTTGCGTCAAACTCGTCAAGCATAAACGTCTCGCCAGTGTGGCGGTATATGATTAGTACGGGCACATACAACAGTAAAGTGTCTAACGAACTAATGATGGCAGTGCTTTCAACCGTAGCGTCGTGGAGAGAGACTATTCAACCTCTGCTGTGGAACGAAATACAGTTTGTTAGAAACGCTAGGCTTATTTCTGCGCAACAGGGAATGTCTAATGCTGATCAGAACAGAAACATCACAGGCTGGGCATCGATCGTAGACGTTGAGATCGATTTGTACTTCACTAAAGACACTCCCTTAATTACGGTGTAACATGGAACAAAGCGGTAGTTTAGGCACAATTGCGGGAATTGCGGCGATTCGACAGTGGTCGCTTAACGATGGCTACTCTCTAATCACAAAAGTTCATTCGGGCACTGGATTCGGGACAGACAGAAGTCGAGGCGTGTATGATGCTACTGGGTCCGCTTCGGGATTCGGCCTTCTACCCACAGCACTAATACCGGGCTCAGTTTCATCGTTGTCGCTGTATAAGGGCCCTAACGCAGCGGGAAACGCAGCGTTGGGCGAAATCTTGTCGGGCAACTTTTACGTTGAATCGGCAACTATGAACTTCAATTTTGAGACTAATGAGAGCGTTAATTGGACAGCTAACATTGCTGCAGCAGGAGTTATTTCTCAAAGTGCTGGGCCACGACCCGCTGGAGTCGCTGAAATCCCTTACTCTCCATGCGCCGGAAACATCTCAATAGAGAATAAGGGCGGAGGCGGTGAGGTAGTGATTCCTCATATTAAATCTGCTGCGTTGACGATTACTAGGCCCGCAACAACGTCTGTAAACAGCGGCACAATAGCTGGCGCCGGAAAATGCACGACTATTCGTCGTAAATCAGGCGCTGCTGATTGGACTCTAGCTCTTGTGTCAGATGACGGAAACGAAAACTCAAACATTGTGCCCGGCGATTACAACATCATCAAAATAAACTTGGCAATACTGCCTACCCCTGTGTTCATACTTTTAAAGTGGGGCATTTGGGGTGCTAGAACGGGCCTGACTGTCAATCCTGAAACGGGCGCGTTTATAAGCCAGACCTACAACGCCTCTATGAAACAAATGCATGGGTCTGAAGTAGGCGCGTTTGAACTTCCCGGCTCAATTAACCTTATAGTGTAAGTATATGCACAGCTCCACGTATCGTTATCCAGTGCAAGGGTCAACTAGGCAGTATTTTTGTTCGCCGCTTACTGATGCAGCGCACAACGCTATGAATGCGTGGGTACGAAGTGTGTACTATCAGCGACAATCAGAAATGCTAGAGTCCTGTTCCGACCCGAGCTCAAAAGACGCAATCGTAAGAGTGTGTATGAACGCCGTAGCGTCAATGACGTGGACCGAGGGCGTTGGGTTAAGTATTGCAGCTACAGTTGAAGGCGCCCTTAGGCTTCTTTACGAAGGATGCAGAGTGTTGGAGCCCTCTTTAGAGTACGTTTCGTTTAAGAACGACATAGTAAAGCGCTACACAGACGAGGCTGAGCTGGCTAGAATCTCTCGAGAAACGTTTCAAGAGTGCAACCCAGCCGCGACACAAAGCCCAAAAGCGGAGAATGTAACTCAGGATCAGACGTAGCATTGTCTAAAGACAGAGTGTATGCGCTGCTAATGAAACACTACAGATTGACGTATTCTGAGTGCACAAACACAACTTCATTTGAGCAAAAGAAAATGCTCGAAGCGTTGTTGAACGTCGCTGATAACTCAGACCCTTCAGGGGCTCTACACTTTGAGACTGAGGAAGAATACTTGAAATGGAAGGCCTCTAGAAAATGAATGACGTTTCAGTCAAACTAGGCGCTGACTCATCAGGTCTTGATCAAGAGCTTGATAAAACAAAGGCGTCTATCTCAGCGTGGTCAGGCACAATAAAGGCGTCAATCGCCGCAATCGGCGCGGGATTTGCGCTAAAGAAAGTGTTCGACTTGGGCGCGTCATTTGTGGGCGGAGCAGCTGAAGAGGCCGAAGCTTACGACAAGTTGTCTGTGTCTCTAAAGAACAACGGCGACACTGCTGGATTTACTATAGAGCAGTTTTCTAAGCTTGCGTCCGAAGCTCAAAAGTACAACGGAGTTGCAGATGACGTATACATTGCAAACGCCGCAATTATCACGGGATTTGACAACATACGCGGCATGAACATTGATCGCACAATTAAAGCTGCAGCTGACGTTGCAAGAATAATGGGCGATGACGTCTCATCGGCGTCTAAGAAGTTGGGCAGAGCTCTTCAAGACCCTGTAAAAGGAATGGAACTTCTAAAAGAGTCGGGAGTAAACTTCACAACAGAGCAAAAGGAGCTTATCGAGTCGTTGTCTGAAGCAGGTGACGTGGCAGGCGCTCAAGAAGTGATATTCAAGCAGCTTAACGACACGTTTGGCGGCGCCTCAGAAGCTGCACAAAAGACGTTCTCAGGTCGAATAGAACAAATCAAAATGTCTATTGGAGACATGGGAGAATCGATCGGAGGGGTTCTAATCCCAGCGCTAGAGTCGCTTCTCCCTGTTGTTGAGACGGGCGTGAGTATGCTCACAAGAATGTTCGCAGTTCTATCTGGCTCTTCAGAAGCGACACAAGAAGCGGGAGATTCATGGTCAAACTACTTTGTTGAGTCTCTTAAGACGGCTGTGATGGTTGGCACAGACACTTACTCATTCTTTGAGTGGTTCTTCAGCAATTTCGGGTCGATCGTAGAAAGAACTACAACCAACGCAGCGTTGAGCTTTACTACGTTTGCTCTTGACATCGAATACTTGTTCACAGAGAAGGTCCCAGCGTACATTTCGTGGTTCTTTGATAACTGGCAGTCTATGCTGTTCGACTTTGCAAACTTTCAGTTCACAGTGTTCAACAACATGTCCAAGAACATCGGCGCATTCTTCACAGGAGTGTGGGGAATGCTAAAGGGCGAAGGATTTACTTTCGAGTGGACTGGGTTGACTGACGGCTTTGAAGCGACTATGAAGGCGTTGCCTGAAATAGCTGAACGTGAACTCAGCGGCACAGAGAAAGCGCTAGCTTCTCAAATCTCTGCAATTGACGAGCAGCTGGGCAGCTCAATGAACGACATTTTCAAGAAAAACAGAGAGTTTATGAACTCTACGATTATTGACCCAGCAGCTGAAGATCTAAAAATTGAACCTGAAATCAGCACTGAGCCGTTTAAGTCGTTTGAAAAAGCAGCTAAAGACGCGGGTAAAGCTGCTAAGGGCGCTACGACAGTCGGACTTGAAGACTTATCTAAGTCTATCACAGAAGCTACAAAAGAGCGAATCAAACTAAAAGACTCGATGTCAGAGACAAAAGATTTGTCAACTGTTTCTGTATCTTCTAAAAAGAAAGCTGATACGCCAGAGACTTTAGGGAAGAGCACAAGGCATTCGATTGACGACTTATACTCGCTACTAGCTGATCACCACACTGCGCTACTAAGAAGCATTGACGCATCTGGAGGGCTTGCATGACAGCGTGGTCCATAATACCGTGCAACGAAGTGATTAGTACTAGATCAGAAACTTATGAGATCGATAAGACTTCGTGCTCAGTGCAATTGAGAGTTCTTGCGGCAAATAAGAACGCTCTAATTGAAGATCTTCTTGTAAACAGGAGGACGTGGCCGGGATCGCCCATAGCAGTGCCGCCTATAGCACGTAGAGTCACAGCAAAGCCTATAATTCCCGTAGACACAAGTCATTCTAACTCAGCATACGTGCATGAAGAGTTCTTAGTCGACGTGTCATATGAAACAAGTGAGGGCCCAGATAACGAAGACTTGTTGAGTGAGTCCCTAGAGCCCGAAGCTGAGTTCTTAAAGCTGCCCAATACGGGCTTTAGGTGGAAAACAGCTCAACCCTCAGACATAGTCCCGTTGAACGAGGGAGAAGCTCCGGGTCTTCTCCAACCCAGGCTTAGGCTAGTTAGGCAGATGTTCTTAAGAAACACAGTGCCTAGCCAAATGCTTCTAGCGGGTCACGTGCACAATGGCTCTCACTTTAGCCAGACGTTTGGGCTAACGTTTGCAGCAGAAACTCTTATGTTGATACCGCAGCCGATAGGCATCACAAGAGGGACTTTGAACACGGGCAAGTATAACTACGGGGCGACTTTCGTGTATAAGCCCACAGGGTGGAACAAGTTCTTGCGCCTAGACACAATGACGCATGAGGAAATTTTGCAACCCAACGGCCTTGTGTACAAGCCGTACACTCCCGCAGACTTATCAGTGCTTTTATCATGACAGACAATTACGCAAAACCCACAATTAAATCTCCCGCAGCAGGGTCAAGGCTCAAAGCTTCGTGGGCACAAGACGTGTCAGAGAGGCTAAGCGAAAAATCAGTCTCTGCTCAAAACCCGCCAGGATCTGTTCTAGGGCTAATTAGTGATGGAAGCTATGGGCCGTACAGCGTGTTTCACGTCTCTGCAAACCAAGAGACGCCCGACTCTATAGAGCGCGGCGCAGTTCCAGTGATAAGAGTCACAGCAAAGACGGGTCAGCATTTGCCAGTGTACGTCACAAATGGGCCCACAAAAGTTGCGCCCGATGTGCCGTTCCCTATAGAGTTCATCGGAATGTCGCCTGTGATGTGCAGAGTGCAAGCAACAACGTCTGGCGACACTCTAAACCCAGGGACTAGATTCGCATTGTGGGTTCCAGAAACAGCTACTCAGCAGGGCATTGCGGTTCTGCGGCCTGCATTTCACTATGATGCAACTTTGATCTCATTATCAAGAACGTTCAACCACAACGGCGTGACAGTGGCGTGGGTTGCGTGCAGAGGCGGCGTGGCAGGTCCGTCTCTTGAGTTCTTTCAGCTAGCTGAAGACGTCGGGACTAAACTTGAAGTTGATGCATTTAGGCTGTACAATGAAGCAGAAGCTGCAGAGCCCATAAAGATCATAAACTGGGGCGGCATAATTGATAACGCTCCTGAGCTGTACGTGTGCTTGTGCGCTAGAGTAATGCGTAGAACTATGAACCCTACTTACGACGTCAACGAGATGGTGCCCGATCCTTTGAACCCTCTAGAAATGATCCCGAACCCTGACTACGACCCAGTGCAGCACAAGTACGTCGATGACTGGGTTGTGGCGTGGGGGCCTAAATATGGAACCTAAATTAGGACCGTTTGCGTTTGTTCGAGTCACTGACCCGTACAACACATCGCTGCCGAGAGGCGTATTATGCGATTACGACGGAGCTGTTATTTACCCTGCAAAGGCAGTGAAACTCAGCTGCTTGTTCGACAGACGCTCATTCTTAGTAGGCGAGCTTCTTCTTTGCGTAGTGTCGGGCACAGAACGAAACTTGATGCTAGGCATACCAAGATTTACTAATGAAGATCCATGGGTCAGCATTCAGCTTGGCGTTATACAAAGAAACCAAAACAAGTTCAAGCCCTCTCTACCTTGCAGCTCTATTTACAACAACAGCGCTTACTTCTCTAGGCGCAGCGAGACGCACCCTGTTGGTGTAGCAAGAACAGTAGTCGTGAACTTAGGGCTAATGCCTGTCTCAGACGTCGTAGTTGAAAAGCCCGACTGGGTGACGTATAACGTGACTTCAGGGTCTGCTGCGCCGCCAGTCAACGGCGCTGTGTCTTTGAGCTTCACAATACCCGACTACAGCACGACAGCCTACGTCTTTATCAAAGGAAAAATAAGCTCCAATAACTGCGAGTTTAGAATCTTAGTTGAGATAGTGCCGCAGCAGTGCAACGTTGGCAGCGCTGAGTTTATACGCCCTGAGTGGATAGCCGACTTCAGGTGGTCTGGGCAAGAGTTCGACGAAGTGATTGAGTTCACAGGCATAACGCCCAGCTCAGTAGAAGTAGACGATCTGCCCGTAGACATCACGTATGAGGTTGTGGGCAACACTATACAACTGCACAGCGATGCTCTGCCGAACTTCGCTACAGTGACGTTTAGAGTGTCGGGCAGGACTACTCTGAACAATTGCTTTGTCTCATTGACGTTATCTATGGGCATTCGTTCATGCGGAGTTGTGACAGCTCCGTGGTTGTACTCAACGCTGCCCACTGAAACAGAATGGGAAATTGATGAGTACTCTGAGTACTTGTTCAAGACAAATCAGATTGATGATCTTGAGCTGTTAGATAAGCCTGCGTGGATGCTCTTAGAGATTGTGTCTGGTGACCCGAACTGGGACTTGTTCTACAAACTTAGCGGCACTCCAGACACTTGTGAAGGGTTTGTAGACACGCCTGCGGGCAAGCAGCTGCAAATGACGTTTTCGGGCATAATAACAGACACGCCGTGCCAACGAACAGCTGTCACAATTGCTAAGCTGACGGGCATTTGTCCAGAGGGCTGCCCGCCGCCCGATAACTTCACTGCGCTAGGAGCGTCAATAACAGCTCTAGACCCGGGATCCCCCAGAGTGTTTAGAAAGAGCGGCTCTTTAGCTAACCTAGCTAGATTTTCTTGCACAGACTGCGATGAGATTGGGGGCACATTCGAAAACCTGCCCGAGGGCATATACCAAGGCTCTCCCGGCGTCTGGTTCGCGTCTGACCTGTGGTTTACAGGCAGCCCTCTATCAGGCGTAGCTAATGGCGTTTACATAATTTTGTGCAATACGACAGTCACGTCAGGGCCGCACACTGGGTGCCCGATACAGCTTGCGTACGAAATAGAAGTGGTTGACTAATGTGGACAAATAAGCCAGGCTCAACAGAAAACGACAACATTGCGGGATCTCTAGAGCTGCAACCGGGCTCAACAGTCGTCTATCTCATCGTAAGAGTTGTCGGGCAGTGCGACGCAGTTGAGTTGTGGCACGGCAGCTCATTAGTAACAGTCACTACGCCCAATCCTCTTTACTTGTTCTCAACGTTTCAGATCCCAAACATACCGGGTGGGACTTATGTGCTCAAGGGCAGATACGACGGGGAGTGGTTTGAGCTGGCGTCCCTTGTAGTTACTAGGGAGCCTTCGTGGCCACCCGTAGTGCCCTTTGGCCCGTCTCTGTCTTACGATACGTTTAGAGAAGCTTTTGCTAATGTAACGTCGTTCAACGTCTGGTCGTTAATAACGGGCGGCTGGTACTTCCCAATGCACGATCTACATAGAAGCTACACAGGGCCCATCACATCAAGCGATGTCCCTCCCGGTCGCCCTGACATGATCAGGCGCAAGTTCTCTGATGCCACAGAGGAAGTTTACGCAGACGTGCACGAAGTCAAAGAAGGCAACAACACAATTCTGCGCAAGAAGTACAAATCATCGTCTCTTGAACTTGCCGTAGTTGGGACTAAAAACTCAATAGGCAAATTCACTAAACTGAACATTATTGGGACGTTGAACAGCGCAATTATGTCTACAGTAGTGTTCGACGGCAGAACAGAGCTAGAAGTAATGCCGGGCAGCGCGTGGACAAAGCAGTTTTATGACGTAGCTGTTGAGTACTACGAACGAGATGTAGCTACGCCGGGTTTTGGCGGACACTCTGAAAACTTAAAGAACGTGCATTTTACTGACCTCTGCGTAACGTACTCACTAGAGGGCAAGAACAACTCAGTCAAAAAATGGGCTGGGCCTCTTGTAACGTTTTCATCGTGCCTGCACTCTCTAGTGTACTATGCCTCTCCAGTGTATAGGTAATCTCTATGCCTACTAGCGTTAACTGCAGCAGTTGTGGCCGCCTTTATGTAGCGCCTGATGGATTTGACTACACTACTCAGTGTTTCGGCTGCGGCACTACAATTGTGTTCGGCACAGGCTCAGATCTTCAGCCCATTGTGGGCCCTACTGTTGAGGAAAAAGCAGCAGATATTGAAGCTGCTATTAACGAACAGGGCGCTACTGCGTGGGAAGCTCTGCACTCAATGATAAACCCTCATGAAGAAGACATAGAGCTGTGGCTCACTACTGTGCCCGCGTATGGGTGCGGCTGTAGCGAGTTTGCTCGAGAATACGTAAAAGCTAACCCGCCGCCCTACGGCAACAAAGACGCTTTCAGGCACTGGACGTGGGAATTTCATGACTACGTAGATCAGCACACTGGCGACGAACGAATGTCGTACATCGATGCTGTAGCTCGATGGGGTTGGTAGTGAACGTCTGTACACTACTGTTTCGTCAAGAGGGCTTGAGCAAAAAGAACGTTTGTACACTATTTACAGGGCCTTATATCTATGGTAAACTGGCAACATCAACACGGCAACTAAGCCGTTACTCACATCACTCACATTACGGAGCGAAAAATGAAAGATCGTCTTTCACAGCGATCGATCGAAACTCTTCGATCAGCTGCGTTTTTGAACTGGCTGCAAGGAACGAACGACGTTCTAATCAGCGGCTTAACTTCACACATCCCGACTCTTGTTGAGGTGTTCATTGACGAAGCGGACAACGGTAAGTCTTTGGCGCTGCACGCTCTAACGTCTCTTCTCGCCAAATACGATGTTGAGGCAGTTTCTGACTTTTCTCACTACGTCGAACGAGAATACGGAATGTATCGATGCACTCTTACTCGAGGCGTGTTTCGCGTTATCGATCGAGATGGAGACCTTGTTGAAAAGCTCAGCCCATTTTGGAGCAACAGATGAAAAATCAACGATTAGTCGAGGTGATAAAGGCTATCTCAGCTACTGGGCCTTTTCACGTGTGTGAGATCGACACTCTAACAAACGTGAAACTGAAGTTCAAGGATAACCCGCTTGCTGGGATGGTTAAGAAACGAACAGTGGGAGCAGTTGTGGGAATTGTTGTTGGAGACGTAACGGGAAACGTGGAGTTTTTGAAGTTTTGCACTGAAAACCACGCCAGCAACCAAGTATACTCAGAACTGGCTTGGGGCAACAGAGTTAAAGATTGCCCTTCGTTGGTTCATCACGGCGATAAGATTTACTTGCATGCGATAAGAAGCGTTAAAGGCGAAGAGACTTACTTGGTCAACGGAGTCGTAACACGCCCTCAAGAAATTGTTGGTTTGACAAGGAACAACGATGAAGTGCACGTATCAAAATCGGCTTCTAACAGAGTCTACTCATCAGAGTCGATTCTGGAGATAAGAGTTGCAAATACCATTTACAGCTGATCTCGACTTGACACTAGGATCACGACGTTGGTCTCTAGCAGGGTTTGATATATTTTGCATAGGTATATACGGTACTTACAAACTCCCTGCTAGAGATCACACTCGTGACTTTATTTACTTTGACGAGTGAACGTTGACTGCCCTTTGGCAGTATATACAATAGCACATTACAGGAACATTACATGTCTGACTACGACGACTCAGTTACAATCGGCACTGAGAGCGAGCACAAATGGTTCGTTGTGGGATCTAGGTCCTTCAACTGGTTTCGATCGATACCCGAACGCCGGCAAGACGCATCGAACTATTCTACATGGGTTTGCGCCGCGACTGACACAACACAATCAGTCATTCTTAAGAACATCGGCAACGCTAAGATTCTGTTCTCAGATGAAGACGCTGAGCTTTCGTGGAAATACCTGAGGCTTAGAGACACATCTTACGACATTGTCAGAGACAGCGCGGCGGTCTATAAGTCGTCAAAGCGAATCCCTGACAGATGTAATTCTGAGTTAATTGACTCAAGAGCTGCTGACTACCAAAAGCTTGCGGGATCGAACAGCGCAGTTGTTGAAGGCTACGCTTTCTTCATGGAGCAGGGAACCGGCAAGACTCTCTCAGCCATCGTCAGTATGTCAAAGCTGCCTAAGGGCTCGATGGTGTTGATAGTATGCCCAAAGCAAGTTAGACTCAACTGGCAGCGCGAAATCAAAGAGTTCTGCAAAGTTGAGACTCACGTTGAAGTTGTAAGAGGCAGTCAAATCGATAGAATCTCGGCGTTGATCGACGCCAAGAGAGCTAGCAGAACTGCACACTTAAGTGTTGCTGTGATGGGGTACGACAGTATTCCCGGCACGTGGGAAGCGCTAAAGCTTATGAAATGGTCTTTGTGCGTAGCAGATGAGTCGCACTTCTTCAAGTCGCACTCCACAAAGCGATGGTCGTTCATGGAAAAGCTTAGAGAGACTTGCGACAAACGAATAGCCTGCACCGGAACTCCAATAGCAAACTCCATCAACGACTTGTGGACTCAGCTTGAATGGTTGTGCAAAGGAGCGAGCGGTTTCAATTCTTTTGCAGCATTTAAGCAACACTTTGGCGTTTACGATCGTAGAGGCGATGGATCGTTCGAGCGATTCTTGGGCTTGCAAAACGTACCGATAATCAAGGACAGACTTAGCAAGTATTCGTTCTCCATAACGAAGAAAGAAGCTATGCCAAGCCTGCCCGATAAACTGTACGACGTTGTTGAAGTTGAAATGACTGAAGATCAAATGCTTGCTTATGAGAAAATGAAGACTGCTCTTCAATTCGAAATAGAAGGAGTAATGAACTCTGATCTCAATCCTTCTGTGCAAGTCAACAACATTCTTACAATGCTTATGAAGCTCGCTCAGATTACGTCAGGGTTCATAAAGACTCCCGATGTAAAAGACGCAATGGGCGACGTAATAGCTAAGGGCACTATAATCACTTTTTCTCCAAACCCAAAGGTTGAAGCACTTTCTGAAATTCTCCTAGCAAAAGGCAAGTACGACAAGACTCTAGTGTGGGCTCACTTTAAGCACGACATACAGAAAATTAAATTGATGTGCGACACAATCGGCATCAAGGCTGTGACGTTCGACGGCGGGACAAGTGACGATAACAGAGCTGAGGCTGAGCGAGCTTTTAACAACGACGATGACTGCAAGGTGTTCATCGGGAATCCCGGCGCTGGAGGCACTGGGCTAAACTTACTAGGGTTCCCTCCACAAGATCCTAGCGCATCGCAGTGCAACGCCAATCACACTATTTACTTCAGTCAAGATTGGAGCTCTTTGAAACGATCACAATCTGAAGATAGAAATCACAGAAGGGGAGTAAGAACATGCATTCAAGTGACTGACCTGTGCATAGCGAACACTATCGATGAGCAAATTCGAGAACGAGTTGCGTCAAAGAGGTTAAACGCCTTAGAGATCACTGATGTTCGAGATTTGCTTAAGAACATTTTCAACACAAAGCTGAAGTAACATGACAAACAGAGTGTTTATAGTTGAGGAAACCAACAAAGACATCAGCGATGCTACTAGGCACGGAGACGTAACTATCATGTTTCCGTCAAGCGAGTTCAGGCCTAGTGTGTGGCACTACTCAATGCCCAGAGTAATTAGGCTCAAACTAGTTGACATGAGTTTCGACCCTGATTCTGACTGCATCATTGCCTTGGGCCCTAGCCCTCTGTTAATTTCAGCAATCGCCGCAGCCTTAAGCGTTTACAAACGAGTTTCAGTTCTATACTGGAATGCCTCTAGCAGCACTTACGTAAAACGAGAAGAAACAATATGACACCTGAGCAACAAAACATTTACTCTACAACTCTTAGCGCGCTTTCAGGCGTTCTTATAGCTTTGAAAGACGCAGCTGGGCAGACACATGAGAGCTCAACAATTGAGAACGACGCAGACCACGAGTATTGCCTGTCAGAGGCTTTGAGCTTGGTTGAAAACTTAAAGAAACTTATGAATAAAGAACGGTCAAGACTTGTTAAAAATGTCTGCACTAAGTGGCAAGAACGTGGAATTCCCGAACCTGTGCGCACAGAGTACTTGACTTCAACACCATACATCACTGTTATGCCCAAGCTGCCCAGCCCGACATCGGCTGACACTAGACTTGCGTATCAGGAAATGCTGAAGAGCTTCGGTATGAACTTCGACGCTGTGTCGTTCGATCTGTTCAGGCCTTATTGGCCAGGCTTTTCTACGTACGTTGCGGAACTTCAGTCACAGGGAAAACCAATCCCTCCCGGCTGCAAGCCCGCTAGTTTCATCAAGTTTGACCTCAAGCACGCTAAGAAGCGGAAAGGAGTCACAGAGTAGTTAGCCCCGTTTGTTACTAGTCTTCAACTTTACAAGGTATTTACAATGTCAAAGAAAAGTTCTACTGATCTGTCTGTCCCGGGCGCACCAAATGTGGCGCTTTCTGTTGTCCCTGATCACATGCTAGCCGACGGAGCAATGGGTACAGAGACTCTACGAAAGTACGTGTTGCCCCCGAGGATTCTTGTCGTGCAACCCACAAGCAAGCCGCCTCTTGATAAGCACGACGCTGGGACTGCAATACTTCTTCCGGGCGAAGTGATTCTATCATCGTGGTCTAAAGCTGATTCAATGAGCAAGACTCCGATTATTTTTACTCCCATTTACCAGTTCAACGAATTCACGCTTGACAACCCTCTGGAAATTCACCAGAGTCACGGTCGAGTTCGAGAGCGCACTTTTGACTCAAATTCCGACTTGGCTCGGCGTGCAATGTCAAGGGACGCTTCTATTCGTGAAATTCCTTGCCCTGAAATGCCTGACAAACGATGCCGTTACGTTATGCGCATGAACTTTCTGTGGATGATTACATCATCGGAAAGTAACACTGGGTTCACTCCGTGCTTTGTGAGCTTCAAAAGGACTGAAGCAAACTCGGCAAGAGCGCTCAACACTCTCATTATGGCGCGACAGGCTCCGATTTTCGGCTGCTCGTTCGCAGCTGTTGTGGGAAAGCGATCTAACGATCGAGGAATCTGGTATGGATTCGATATCACCAACCCGCCGCTTGAGTTCAGCCCGTGGGTTAGTGACCCTGAGCTGTACCAAAAGTTCAAGGCTGCTCATGAAGCTGCCAAAGAGGCTCATGACGCAGAGTTGTTTGAAATCAGCGACGCTGATGAAGGCGTAGTTGAATCTGTTAACGCCGATTTTTAGTTGACAAAGTGTCACGTTAACGCCCGCCGTAACCACGTCGTTACGGCGGGTTTCTCTAAACATTCGTATGGACACTATGCGCAGCTTTATCAACATACCGGCAGAGCTTCAACGGCACAACATCGAGTACTTGCCTTTGAACGAGTCTGAAATAAGCACATGTTGCCCGTTTCATGAAGATACTTCTCCTAGCTGCCACATTCACTTAGAAAAGCAGACGTTCATTTGCAGAGCGTCTCACTGCGCTGAGTCAGGAGATATAGTATCGTACTTAGCTAGGCACTTGAAAGTGTCTCGTAACGAAGTAGTTCAGGACTTAACTACTCGTTACCCGATGTCTAATGAACCCACTGTGTCGGGAGAAGTAGTAGAAAAGTACCACCGTCGCATCTGGGTAGCACACGTACTTCTTCACGAGCTCAAGAAGCGCGGAATAACTGACAACGACATTAGAACACACAGATTAGGCGAACACAAAGGCCGAATAACAATACCGATTAAAAACGAATCAGGAATGTTCGTTAACATTCGGTCGTATCTGCCTGGAGCGCCTGGCGCTGACAAAATGAAGAATTTGAAGGGAAGAGCTAAACAGTTGAGGCTGTTCCCTGTCTCTCAAATGAGCTACCCAAACATCATTATTTGCGGCGGTGAAATGAAAGCTATCGTCACAGCAAGAGTGATGAATAAGCACAACTTCGGCGCAGTCTGTGTTACTGGCGGTGAAGGCGCCTGGGAGCCGTATTTGACTCCGTTGTTCTTGGGCAAAAGCGTGTGGGTCATGCTAGACATTGATGCAGCGGGAGTTGTTGCATCAAATAACGTGTGCAAATACTTAGCACGAACTGTGTCAGAGCTTTACAACGTTAGACTCCCTCTGGATATAGACACGTACCCTAAAGGCGATATTAACGATTACGTTGCAGATTTTGAGGACAAAGGAAACGGAAACTTACTTGAAGTCATAAAAGACACTCAGTTGTGGCAACTTGAGAAGAGCGAACGATATTCAGACGACGAAACGCCAGTTGAAGTTACTTTAACTCAAACGGGTCAGGCGTCATACACAGCAGTTAAGGTAGAATTCACGGCGACTGTGTCAACTTTAGACACGTCTCCGTACGTAGTGCCCAAGGAAGTAGTTGTTGAGTGCAGTAGAGACCAAGATTGCTGTTCGATATGCCCTGTGTTTTTCAACGCTCCTGAGCACGTTTACACAGTGCATCCCGAATCGGCCGCCATTTTAGACATGGTTGGGCAGCGTAAATTTAGCCAAGTTTCAGCACTAAAGGAAGAATTCCAAGTGCCTGAAATGTGCAAAGTGTGCAAGTTTACTCCGTCTACTTACTGGAATGTAGAAGACAGTCGACTGTGCCCTCAACTGGCAATCACAAACAACTCAGCCGAGAGACCCTTAATGCCCGCGTTATGCGTAGGTGACTCTCTAGAGTTGAATGAAACGTATAGAATGACTGGGCGAATGCACCCTCATCCGCTAACTCAACAAAGCACACTAGTTGTTTCAAAATACTCGGCAGTTCACGACGCACTTAGCAACTATGCTATACAGGATTCACATCGACTTGAGGTGTTTAAGCCCAGTGAGTGGACGTTATCAGCAGTCAAAGACAAACTAAATGATGTGTACAATGACCTTGCGGCTAACGTCACTAGAATATATCAACGAACTTCGCTTCATGCAATGATCGACTTGGCGTACCACTCATCGCTGCTGATACGGCTTGATGATAAATCAACTAAGGGATGGGTTGAAGTTCTTGTAGTAGGCGATTCTGCACAGGGAAAATCTGAAACAGCACTTAGTATGCAGTCACATTACGGCCTTGGAGAGAAAGTTGAGTGTAAGAACGCGTCTGTTGCGGGTCTTTTGGGCGGCCTTCAACAAATGGGCTCTAGATGGTTTGTGTCGTGGGGATTGTGGCCGACTCACGACAGGCGACTTTTGATTCTAGAAGAAGTTAAGGGCGCCTCAACAGATGTACTTGGAAAGCTTACAGATATGCGAAGCTCAGGGTTTGCAGAAATACCCAAAATTGAGAGACGCAGGACTTACGCACGCACTCGCACAGTGTGGTTGAGCAACCCTCGGTCCAACATGTCGTTAGACAGGTACAGCTACGGAGTAAACGCAATTGTAGAGTTAATAGGCTCTCTAGAAGACGTTAGACGATTTGACTCTGTCATGCTGGTAGAAAAATCTGAAGTTGATAGCAGCCTTATTCACAACTATCACTTGACTGGAATGTCGTATGAGCACAAATACACGTCGCAGTTGTGCAGAGACTTGATACTGTGGTGTTGGACCCGGCCTCATGCTGAGTTCACAGATAGAGCTCGAGTAATGACAATGGAAGCGGCACAACAACTAACTCAAGAGTTCACTGACACTATTCCTATAGTTGACAAAGGCAGCATGAGGTACAAAGTCGCTAGACTTGCAGCGGCTGTTGCTGGGCGCACCTTTAGCGGCACTGACTCATTAGAGCACGTGTTAGTTAGACAGTGCCACGTTGAGTGGGTTGCTGAGTTCTTGAGAGAAATCTACAGCACTACAGCAATGGGCTACAAAGCGTTCACTGAAGCCGAGTCAGCGAACAACGTGCTAAGTGACCCTCAGGAGATCATCAAGCGACTTGGAGAGGTTCCGTATCCCGCGGACTTTATACACAGCTTGACTCATGCAAGTTTTATAGACTCAAGAGACATCATGGACTGGTGCCAGTGGCCGCCTGAAGAATGCAATAGGCTTATTTCGTTTTTGGTAAGAAAAAGGGCGTTCAAGAGAGTCAACAGAGCTTACGTAAAAACTCCGGCATTCATTTTGCTTTTGAAGACTCACGGTTCAATAGTTCGAGATAGACCAGATTACGTAGAGGAATTTTAATGGCGCTTAGATTTTCTAGAAACGGCGGAATAATGATTGAGTCTCTTGAAGAGCTCAATAAAATCGCCATGCCTGGCAAGACACTGTTTCTTGACTTAGAAACGACAAGCTTTGATGACGACAAAATGTCTGTCAACCCGTGGCACGACTGTTGGGTGTTGGGAGTGTGCGTAAAGACTGAAGAGACTCCTGCGTATTACATACCCGTAAATCACAGGCACTACGAGCACAACATAGACGCCACTGAAGTGCAGCAATGGTTAGTCAACGTTGCGTTTGAGGGCAAAGCTCGTTGGGTTAATCACAACATAAAGTACGACGCGCATGTGCTGTATAACGCTCTAGGGATTGACGCCTCAGTGCCGCTGTACGACACTCTTGACTTGGCTAAGCTTGTTGATTCAGATAGAATGCGTTACAGCTTAGACGCACTTAGCTACGATTGGCTGAAACATGATATTAACGTCTTTGAAGACGCCTTTAGCCCGTATTTGAAGAACGGTCGAGGTCACACTATTTGCAAAGACTATGGAGCAGTCCCTCCCGACATCATGGCGGAATACGGCTGCCAAGACGTCATCACCAACGAGAAGTTGTGGAATTACATAGGTCGACACATGCCGCCCGAGTCTATGCAGCTTGTAGAGATCAGTTCACAGCTGACTGAGGTGTGCCTAAGAATGGAACGGCACGGCATGCCTATCAACATGCAGATGTGTAAAGAACGAATGTTCGACACATTGTCAGAGTTGATTAAAATTGAGACCGAGCTAGAGGCAGAGGTCGGCTACGCGTTTCTTCCACACAACTCAAAAGACTGCTTTGATGTTTTATGCTGCCATTACGGGCTTCCGGTTTTGGCCTACACTGAGGGAAAGAAGTCTGACGACTCAGAGCCGTTAGAAGGAGACGCACCTAAAGGTAACCCCAGCTTTGCTGCTGATGTGCTTAGAAAGTATTTGGCACACCCTGAAGCGCCCAGAAACGTTATTGAGAAAATGCTTAGATATCGTCGACTTAAGACGTTTATAAGCTACTTTCTTGAACCTTGGGACGAACTTGAAGTAAACAATTTCTTGCATGGAAGTTACAATGCAACTGTTCGAACAGGTCGAATGTCTTGCAGTAAGCCCAACATGCAGCAGTTGATGGATGAAGCTAAAGACCTTGTTGTAACTCATGATGAAGACTACACTATAGGATCAATCGACTACTCTCAAATTGAGTTTAGAATGATTGTGCATTACATTCGTGACGAGTCTTGCATAAAGTCGTACAATGACAACCCTCTAACTGACTTCCATGACTGGGTTAGAGATATGTGCCAGATTGATCGTAAGTCTGCTAAAACGTCCAACTTCCTTATGGGTTATGGTGGCGGTAAAAGCACTCTTATCAAACAGCTTATATCGATCGACACTCTGGTGTCTGACATCATAGATGAATTGAAGTCTGACCCTGACTATTTAGCTGCAGATAGCAACATCAAGTCTTCTATGTTCACTGAACGAGCCACAAGTAGAGCTACGGGAGTGTATAACAAATACCACGACACTCTTCCCGGGATTAGAATCACAAGTAGAGCAGCAATGAACAAGGTTCTAAGCCAGGGTTATGTAACTAATTGGTTCGGAAGGCGTCGTAAACTACCTCCGGCCTTCGCCTATAAGGCGTTTAACAACTTGTGCCAAGGTTCATCTGCTGACTTCATGAAAGAGAGACTATGTTCGTTACACTATTGGCTTAGAGATAACGTACCAGAGGTCGTACTTATTGGAGTCATACATGATGAAGTTCTATTTTATGGCCCAACTAGCTGTATGACTGATTACGTACTGAACTCTATATCGTACATACTTGAGGATTCAAGTCGACCCTTTAGGATTCCTATTAGGACGTCACTTGGTTTGTCAACTAAATCGTGGTATGAAGCTGTCCATGATGATTCAATACGGGATTTTGATAGGTTGACCTTTAGGCCGGATAACTACCAACAAACTTACGATAGAGGGTTGAGTGACCCATGGAGTGATGCTGATGACCTACCACAACCTACTTCAACGTAAAGGACCTTCAGGTTGAGGTCGATAGGTTTGATGGGTACAATACTCTGTATTGTACCATGGACTTACATTAAGTAAATAGTATACAACTGTACACTCTTTAACCAACCTTGGTTAACCCTTGGGCCCTATTGATGAATCGTATCGGTACCACGTTACAGGGCTAGCAGGGTAGGGCACCCAGTTTAATAGGTACATAATACCCACTTTAACACCCTGCTAGGAACCATCTAGATGATACCCGTGGGCCCTCAAGAGATCTCACCCGTGGGCCCTCAAGAGATCTCATGTATACCTATACGTATGTACACCCCGTGGGCCCTCAAGAGATCTCACCCTAGGGCCCTCAAGAGATCCCATGTACACTAGTATACATACGTACACTATAGATCTCTTGAGGGCCCTCATAAAAATAATTCTCAAAAAGACCTACGTACACTATATTTACTTCCTAAGGTTATGGTAAACTATCCTTATCTAAACGATGGCTTTCAACATGGAACTCATCGTTGGACTCATCCTTATCGGACGGCCACGGTTTTGGATGACAATTTTGGCCGGTTGTTCTTTGACAATCTGAGGTATTTACACTATGGCAAAACAGCCAGTCGGACCAAGTGTCCCAGCTACCAAAACCGCAACAAACGTTGCTCCAGTTTTGGCCACCCCTACGGCACCAGTCGAAGGAAAGAAGAAGAGGACCAAGAAGGAGAAGAAGGAAAAGATCGAAAAGATCGAGTACCGATTCGACCCAAAACTCTTCCCAGCTGAAAAGTTTCCAGACGGAAACGGACCCTTGATCGAAGGATCGGTCCCACCCGCTGACTACAATCCGAAGCAACACAAAGGGTTGCGTCGGACGGATTTTCAGAAAGCGTCGGACTTCTATTCCTATCGAGCAGATATTTGCGAACAGCAAGCAAAGGACTTCCGAGTTAAGGCAGCCCAAGAGGGAACCGAAAACAAGAAGACCAAGCGATTCATCGCATTGCAAAACCAAATGGCAAATCTGCTTTCGGAATTGCAATCTGACTCCGGATTCGATCTGACGAAAGTTGCGAACAACGACCTACTCAAGGCATTGCTTGAGAAGACCGAAAAGCCCGCGACTAAGTAAACACACTCTTTGACAATCAGAAACTCTAAGCCTAGGGGGAGCACCTCTAGGCTAGAGTAGTCAAAAGATCCAACTGTGGATTTTCAACATTACTCACATTACGAAAGGAACAGACATGGAAAATCGATTAGCCGATTCGGCACTCGAAGAACTAATGTCAGTTCGATTCAAAAAGTGGTACAAGACGCAGAAGGACGTCGACCTACTGAAGTTGGTCGTCGGACTTCACGCCAAGACCCACAACACGAGAGTTTTGACTCTCCTCGCTTTGACCAAACTGCTGGCTAAGTGGTACCCAGACGCGATTAAAGACGCTACGGGATACGTCGAACACGAGTACGGTACGAACTACACGGTGACAAATGGCGTCTTTGAGATCCTGGACGACAAGGGCCAATTGATCGATACGTTCAGTCCATTCTGGGCAGGCCCTTACAACGAGTAAGATCAGCTTTCACACTGGGGCCCTAACACGGCCCCTCATTTACGAAAGAACACCAATGGACGACGCACGTAAGAAAGCGCTAAAGGCGCTAAAGAGAGAGATCCAGATCAAGAAGTCTGGGTTGAAGGCTCTCTACTATTCGTTCAACAGGCCACATACGTACGACTTGTTGATTGAAGAGAACGAAGCAAAGATCAGAGCGCTTGAAGTTGAAAACGCTCGACTACGATCAACAATGAGCAGGCTGCCCGATGCGATAGAACGGGCTGAAAGGGACATTAAGGTCCTGGAACGCAAGCTGTCTCTCCTCGAGACAGATGCAGAAACTCAAGTGACCGACATCACGTCAAAGCTTGTGGCCCTTCTTGGCAAGCTTCCGAACGGCAGTCAATCACTCACACCACAACTACAGCAAGCACTCGATAAGCTTATGAAAGGCAAGAACAATGCTAGTAACAGTTGACAACTGGGCTGTTTCCCAAACAATCGACTTCCGAGCTAAACAAGTGACTCTTAAAGTTTTTGACGTTATTACTAGAGTCCCTCATCCCGAACTCAACGGGTTGCAGATACCGTACTTAACTTTCAAGGGGCTTCAGATCGCTAAGAAAGTTCTGGATGAGGTTTGCGTAGAAGCGAACGTTCTTATAGAACGTGCTTAGATAAGACTTCACACTCAAGCAGCCGGTTTCGATCGGCTGCTTATGTGTGCAGTTTGTAAGTTCAACAAAGGAGGCTGTATGTCATTTCCGATGAAAATTCGATTCGGGGAAGAACCCACTACCGAGTGGTTCTCCTCAAAAGACAACATCAAAGTGTTGATGTTGTCGTGGCCCAAAAGAGGGTTCAGGAGTAAGTGCTATGCTATGATCAAGTCAACGTGGGCTGATGAGCCTATTGATGTCACTGACGATGACGACGATCGACCTGAGATCAGGGAGACATTCATGAACTTACTTACCGGTAAAGTGCTACCTAACTCAATGGAGCACTTACTGTTTACGTTTCGTATTGAGGGTCTGACGCTTATTGAAGTGACGCACATGTTGCGGCACAGAACGATGTCGTCAGTTCACGCTCAGTGCACTGCAGATAGATTCTTGCATCATGATTCTGCGTTCATTCCGCAGTCTATATTGAACTCTAAATTTGCCGATAGGTATAAAGAGTTGACCGAGTCGTGCAAAGAGCTGTACGCAGAAATGGTTGATAGCAAAGACATATCTTTGCTTGACGCCCGCTACATTCTTACTCGAAACCATCGCTACTTTTACTACTTCACTATGAATCTAAAAGACGCGATGATGTTCATCAACCAGCGAAAATGCACTCAAATTCAGCCTGAACTTGACAATGTAATCGCTCACTTAGTGCATCGATGCATTAGTCATATTGTGCCTGAGTTCGCTCAAGTTGTGTCTCTTGATTGTGGGCCCAGCTGCTTCTATGTTAAGGCTCCTGATGAAGACAACAGCAGGCTGTACAAACCCGACGAAGTTCATGCTCGCTACGTGAGAACGGACTTCACAACTCTGTACGACAAGACTCGAAAAGAAATGGGAGCTGGGTTCAACCCTCAAGACAAATGAAAACATTTGATACTCACAGGCACTCAAGCGCGCACTACAGGTTTGCGCAACTGAAGATCGACGGATTCTTCATTCAGGTTAATAGAAACTTGCTGGGCGCTTTGCAGTGCGTTACTAAGGGCTACAACAACGTTGACTTATCGTTCTTGAAGGGCTTCTACCAGTTCGAGAACCTCGGAAAGTACGAAACGCTGCAGTGCGAGTTGTGGAAACCCGGTCAACCCGCTAGCTACGTTAGTACGGGAATCGCAACTAAAGACGCAGACATGCGCCTTGATGTGCATGGCGTAAAGTCAGTTGTCGGCACTAGAGAGCATGAAACATACTTCAATAAGTGTCTGGAAGCTCAATCAGAGTTTTGCGCAGAGCTCGATCTGCCGTTTGTGGGCTTCTTTGATAGAGAGAATTGCTCGTCTAGCATGGGAAAGTGGCACTCGGTAGACACGTTCGACGAGGAGTGGATTAAAGCTCAAGGCGTTGAAGGCGTAGTGCTTAAAGGCGGCGGAAACGAGCCGCTGAAAGTCAAGCCGTTCACGACTTGTGACCTTGTAGTTGTCGACGTAAAGCCCGGTAACGAAGGCAAGTACTTTGGAATGATAGGTTCGTTAACTTGTGCAACAGCTGACGGCATTGTCGTCGCCAATGTCTCAGGTATGACGGACGAAGAAAGAGCTGCCTTATCAGTGGCTCATGACAACGGTAGACTGTTGGGCACAATAGTTGAAGTTAAATACCAAAAAGTTGGCGCGAAGGGTAAGCTGCGACACCCTTCATTTGTGCGAATCCGCACTGATAAGTTCGTGGCAGACACTGTTCTAGCATAGGTGAAACATGAAAGTGTATTTGGCAAGTCCGTGGTTTAACGCAGAGCAAGAAGAACGCCGTCTGAGAGTGTTGAACATGCTCGTAAGCGAAGGGCTTGACGTCTTTAGCCCGAAAGACGACATGTTGTTCAAGCCCGGCGAAACTACGCCTCTTCAAGTTGTTGACGCCAATTGCGATGCGATTGAAGAGTGCGATGCGATTGTTGTGATCACTGACGGTAAAGACGTTGGCACAATGTTTGAAGCAGGGTACGCCTACTCATTGCACGCAGTCGGAGCAAATCCTCAGTTCATTCTCTATCTCTGGGAGGGCGGCGCAGCTTTAGACCCGGGTAAGTTCAACTTGATGCTGGGGGCGACTGGGCAAGTCTTCACTGACGTTGAAACGCTTCGCGGAGTGATCCGAGGGCTCAAGGAAACGGGAGAATACGAAGCCGATGTCGGCGTAATTCCCGATGACCAGTTGGAGTAAGATTTTAGGTTAAACAGTTCAAAACATGATCCACGAATCACGACGTTGAATCGTAGCGGGGTGTGATACATTCTTAATAGGTAATATAGGCCTTATGTCATACCCCGCTAGAGACCAACGTCGTGATTCCCTACTTCCCACTACTTTCACAAGGAACTCGTAATGCGTCGAAAGCCCTCAACACGACCTCTAATACACGACACTTCAGAGTACAACGATATCGTTAACGAACCTCGATCTGTCGTATTCGACTTGCTAGACACTCTGGGATCGCCCTCTTACAGCTTGTCGTATTCGACTCGATATTCTCTACACAAGCGGGCACACGATGAGTCAGTTGCTGAACACTCATACTACGTGTCGCTATTCGTGCTTGCGTTGAATCAAGTGTATGACTTTGATTTGACTTCTGCGTTAACAATGGCAATTCTTCATGATTTGCCGGAGATACATGTCTCAGATGTGAACCACAAAGTTAAGAGAGCGTGCCCTGCTATAGCTAAGGCCGTTTCTAAAGCTGAGTCTGCTTTTATGGCTAGGTCAGTCCCTGAACGACTTGCTGCACAATACTCTCACTTATCTAGCGGCACACTTGAAGCCGCCGCAGTGCATGTTGCCGACACTATGAGTGTCGTTCAATACTTGAGAAACGAAGTTGCATTCGGCAACTCTTACATGGTGCCAATTCTCAAAGACGCAGAATTGCGACTTGCAGAAGTGTGCACAGACTTTGGCACTTTAATACGGGCTTCAGAAAATGAGTGATTCAGCCCACTCAATTATTCACACGCCTGGACCGTGGCTCAAATACAATTCATTGTTATGGTGCTTTATGCCTGTTGAGTTACAGCCAGCAATTGAAGGAGGCCAACCGTCTCCATGTTTGTGTTGCGGACCGCTACGGTCGCAGTTGTGCGCCGATTCGTGGATTGCAGTTGGTTTCGGTTTTGCAGGATTATTGCGTGATGGCGAAGTCATCTATGAAGAGAACGGCGAAGAGTGCATGACCGTCTCAAAAGCAGAGGAAATGGCAGCCGCCGATCCAGATCACGATTGGCGGATTGTTTTGAATGGTCCATTGCGAGGATCGACATATCAGCGACATGGAGAAATGCAGTGGATGTTGATCGAGAAGAACCAAGGATTTGCGTAACAACGAAAGGAATAAAAATGAGCGAAGCGAACGATGGGATTCATTGTTCAGAGGCGGAAGGATTCGGCGTTATGCCGATGGCAACCGTGAAATTGCTTGATGCTGCTAAACGCGTAATATCGCTTCACGATAGGCAGTTATTGACATGCGTTCCGCACGACTCAACAGCTATCGAATCACTACGCGTTGCAGTGGAAGAATTTCGCGAAATGCTGCAGCACGAAGGCACGAAGCCGAGTACTGCAGACATTGTTGACGAACACGTTAATGAAAGGCTTAAAAATGAGTAGTGAACAAGAAACACGAGCAGAACGAGGCCGAGTCTACGGAGACTACTACGCGGGCATCAAGTTAGAGTCTCTTATTATGGGACTGCTAAATGACCATCACAAAGAAGAGAACAATGGACTATCGATGGAAATCGAGGAATTCACAATGATCTCAAAGATCGTTCTCAAGCTTGTTAGGATCGCAGTGACGCCAGATCACGTTGACTCGTGGCACGATCTAGGTTGTTACGCGCACTTGAACGAAGACTTTATCAAAAAGGACACAGAAAATGACACGTACGAACCCAATGACGGTTGAGGAACTGCTATTAGAACAGAGCAAGCTGCAAGCAGCTCTAAATGCTCGAGGAAAGGCAGTCAACCCGGCTGAGCTGACTACTGTAGGTTGCGCAGTGGACTACATAGTTTCTATGCGCGACAACCTTCTTATGGAGGTTGAAGAGATCCTGGCAGTGTTTCCATCGACTGCCAGGAAACCGTGGAAGACTGACCATGCAGTGGCTCGCTCTAGGGCGCTTGCTTCACTGACTGACGAAGAACTTCAAAAGCTTCGTGAAGAGTCAATCGACGCGCTTCTGTTTCTGTTGAACATTGTTCTTGCATGCAGTGTTGATGACACTAATGTATGCGAGCTTCTGTCTAAAGTTTACTCTAAGAACAAGGAACGAATCCAAAGTGGCTACTAAAATCTCAGTTCTTGTGTGCGTCAGTGACGTAGCATATCGCCAGTTCCACACTCACCTGGGCGAGCTGAACGACGGCGTGTTGTACGGGTTCTTACGGTCTATTGTGAATGTTGAGAAAGAGCTCAGGTCTCATCACGATGAAGAGCTTGAGTTCAAGTTCTTGTTTGATTCCCGGTGCGAGTTCAGAAAGCAGATCAGCTCTGAGTACAAAGCGCCCAGGGCGTTGCCAGAGAACAGAGAGCGTTATGCAGATCTGTATCGACAGATTGGGTTGATCAGAGCTGCGCTTGATCACTGCTGCTTGAATCACATCAAAGTTGATGGAGTTGAGGCAGATGATTTGGCTGCGCATTTCATTACTGAAAAGACTTACATAGTCTCTAACGACAAAGACATGCATCAGTTGCTTAAAGGCCACGCGTTTCTTGGTGAGTTCGTTATACAGTTGAAGTTTCTACAGCAAGGTTTGTACTTATACACAGTCAACGACTTGCTTTGCGACTTCAATTGCACGCCTCATGAGTATTTCCTGGCTCGTTTGCTGACTGGCGACAAAGCCGACAACATTCAAGGCATTGACGGAGTCGGTATTAAGACTGCTGTTGACTACGTACAGAGAATTATAACGCGCGGCAGGAAGTTCGATAAGATCAGAGCGTTTATCGACAGCGGTGTAGACAAAGTCAACAAGAGACTAATGAAGCTTCCCAGCGACGATGCTCGGGAGCTGATCGACGCCTCTGTTCTCATGCCTTATTCCTACAGCTCTGTGCTATCAGTGCCTGATCCGCTGTGGAACGAAATGTGCTTGAGATTTTCATTGCCTTCTTTAAAGAGAAAGACAGTTGAGCCTAAGAGCACGTCAGAAAGGTTTGATATATGATAGCAATTCGTACTCGAGACCTTGTTGAGCACAAATCGCCTGTGCCCTCGGACGCAGTGATTGTTGACTACCCTCTGAACCTTGAGCAGATAGCTAGAGATACTCCTCAACGAAGGATGTTCAGAGCTTTAGCTTATTTGCAGCATGTCATTCTGTATAGCAAATCTACAGACACGTTTTACATTACTAGCCCATCTGAGATAAAGACACGTCCTCATGAGCTTGAACAAGTACAAGAACTGCTACATCGTTTCTCGAGATAATTAGCATGAAGTATTTTGTAGTAATTCTGTCGACTCACAAGCTCGTTTCGTTTACGTACTACTTGCGAGCTACTAGTCACGATCAGGCAGTGATAGACGGTCTTGAGATTTTGAACAGCAACTACGCAGATATGATTGAAGTCACTTTTTACGTTTATGAGTGCAACAGGATTGAGTACATAAAAGGCGTTGATGAGTTTAAACGATTCGTTGAAGTTATGGAGAGATTATGTTAGAGTCTAAGTTTACACGTATTGTGTGCAAGCAGCTAGAAGACGTAGGATGCATTATTACTGTTGTTACGGGCAACAAGTTCACGATGAACAACGCTGACAGAATTATCACGTCTTTGTGGGGAATCTGGCATCTAGAGTTCAAAGCTGAGAACACGCCGCTAAGGGCGCCACAACAACACTCTCTAGAGCTTCTAAACTCTAGGCGTTCGTGGTGCGCATGGGTGATTCGTCATGATTCTGATCTAGGTCGTTCTGGAGGGCACGTTCTTACGCCAGATCAAAAGAGCACTTTGGGAGAATTTAGGAACGGCAAAGAGCTTTTGTGCCGCCTTGTTACGTGCGAAAGAACTGTATGCCAGGAAAGAAATGACTGCTTTACGAGATTCCCGCATTTCGTTGATAACTGACGTTAAAACTGTGTCTGGATGGTTTTTATAAAATATTGGAAGTCCCATGTCGCAGAGAAAAAATCAGAGGCCTGTAAGAGATTACCAAAAAGTTACCCATATTACCCAGTTTAACTGTGTATTATTAAGGGCAGAATCCCGAGTACCACCCTCTATAGTATATAAATCTATAACCCTAGATTCCGCTTAGTCTAGTTAAGCTCTCAGGCAACTTGGAGTTCGTTTTGTTGTGTTAATCCAGCATCTTGCAATTTTTTAATTTTATGGTTGGATATTAAAACACAATTTTGTCGTCAGTTATCAACGAGTTACGAGAATCTCAGTCAGTAAAGGAATAATTTTGAGAGAAGACAGGCTTAGACGAATTGAAGCACTCTTACCAAAAGACAGAAAGTGTTGGCATTGCGGAGAGGTTAAGTTAAGATCTCGGCAGTGGGTTTTGTTAGACACGTTCATCGGTTGTCGTTCGTGCTGGATGCTAAACGGAAAACCTAGAGGCATAAAGCCTCTAATACGCGACGTGGCGCCAAGAGAATTCTCGAAGTGCTGCGACAGTTGTGGGCAAATTATCACTGACAAATCAAACTGGCACTTCAGACTTAGGATATGCAAAAGGTGCGTCTATGGGAGATCTTAGTGACGACGAAGCGATGTCGCTCATGTGGAAATTTATCGAAACTCACTACATCGACATCATCTCGTGGTGCAAGAGAGCAGCTAGAGGCAATCCTCATTTGGCCGAAGAGCTCTTTAGCGATGAAGTCTTGCGAATGATGCCCAACTTAATCAAGAGGTGGGATCAGACTCGGCCGTTCTACACGTATGCTCGGTCGTACTTCTTTTTGCACTTGAGAAAGAAAGCGATCTCACGACAAAAGAAAGCGCACAAACAACTTGACGAAAACTTCGCAGGAATGAAATGCTCAGAAGTAGATGTAAACAGCCTTGAGGCGACCGAGTATACTGACTGGTTGTTGGACTGCTTGTCGCCCGTCGATAAGTTCATTGTCAAGAACGTAGTTATGAAGGGTCTGACGCTTAGAGAAGTCTCAGAGTTGGTGCCCTACACTTACACAGCTGTGCATATGAGACTTAAGAGATCATTAGAACTACTGCGTGAACAGGCAGGCACACGTGGCGAATAAGTGGAACGACAAACCTACGACTCCCGGCAGCGAACGGCGATGCACTGGGACGAATAAGCACGGTGAGCAGTGTTGCAAGTGGGCGCTTGTGGGCACAGACCCGCCGCTGTGCAGCAATCACTTGGGCTACAGACAACTCAAAAGTTTTACGACTACTGGCTTTAGGCAAAATGTCAACCAATTCATAGGGCATATGCACCCAATGTACAGAAACGTTCTATCTCCCGCGCTCAGAGAGCTTGTTGAGCAGCAGTTAGTTCTAGACCCTGACGAGCAAGTATCGATACTTCATGAACTCGCACTAATGCGGCAATACGTCTCAGGGTTTGTGAGTATTTACAGTGCAGCTGTCGAAAAGGCGACTGAAGACCCTTCTGACACGGCCGCAGCGAGTAGAGTTCTAACATCAGGCGCGGCCATGGCTCAAGCTCTAGGCCTTGTTGCAGAACTAGCCGATAAGGCAGCAAAAATCAAGGTCAAGCAAAAAGATCGATATTCGTTGCATGACATACGATTTGTTGTCGATAACATAATCGTCATAATCAACGACGTGTGTGAAGGCGACCCAGAAATCGCCAAGAAGGTCGGACTTGCTGTGCAAGAACGACTTAAAATACCAAACGGATACGGTGAAGCGGCGACTTCTGGGGGCACTGAGCTGCACCCTGCAGATACTATAGCTGCTCAGTTCGACGCAGCTGTGCCTTATGTTGAAGAGAACGAATGATATGCCTTAAGGGTATATATCTATACGTTTCCTACACTTCCCTACAGGATAAATCATGATAGTTTCTAAAGATCGTCGTAACATAGTTGCAACGCCCACAAAGACTGGGACATACTCAATCGAGGCCGGTCTCAAAAACAAAGGCTGGCTAATCGGCAGGCCTAGGCACAGGTCATCGATTCCGAGCTGGGTCGTCACAAACGAACCCATTAAGCTTCACTTGACGATGAGAAATCCCTTTGCTCGAATTTTGAGCATGTATACTTACGGCTTTACGTCTAATCACTCTCGACTAAAACTCTGGGGTCGAAACGGCTGGCCTGACTTCGTCAAGAACTGGTGCGAAGCACGAGTCGAAGACCCTGAAAAGTTCCACGATTGGGTCTCAACGTATTTCGACTATTTTGCAAGGCTTCAGGCGATAGACGACCGAGAAATCGCTTCGATCTCTATTCACAGAATCGAAGACGGCATTCCCGAAATCATGAATCGTTTCGGTTATCCGAATCACAAAGACATTTTCGTAAATCAATCTTTTAACAAATTTGAAAGACCCAAGGATCCGTGGGCAGATCCGCTTGTCGAGTTAGTGTTGCCTCACATCACTGACGATTTGCAGATGGGCTCTTACGACCCAGACCCGTACATGTACTTGCTCAAAGAGCGTGCTACTTAAGCTGTTAGAGGGCTTCAGCTTGAGTGCAACCCGCTGAGTCGATTAACTTCGACTCAGCGGTGTTTTCTATAGGAAGACTATGAAACACACAATCTTCATTTTGATAGCAACTCTCATGGGCTGCAACTCGTCGCACTTCGTGTCGATTCAAACATGCCAGATGTGCGGCGCTCAGTTTGAAGTTCAGTCGAACGAAAAGCAGCCCTCAACAATTGAGTGGTGTTTCTACGACGGAGCGTATTGTGACATAGGTCTTGACACAATGTTCAACTCAGACCAAGAAGCGTTTATAAAGCACTGCGAAAATTGCGTCGGTTGTCGATGTGCCGCTTACACACCTGAATCATGGAAAGCCTTAAAGAATGACGCCAATCGATAAGTTCAACGCCTTAGTCAATAAATTCGGCAGTAGAATACAACTTTCTGGCGTCATCAACGAAAACTGCCTAGTGATCAAAATGATGGGCCTTGGGAACTACAGAATCACAGATTCTGCGATCACACCCGTGCAAGCGACTAGTGCTGATGCTCGTAGAAGAGCAGAGTGGCTAGACAGCGTTTCGATGGGTAAAGTCAGAAACGATGCAGGTGAGATAGTTGACTGCTAAACTACGACCGCACTATCTTCAATCAAAGCTTTATCGAACAAGAGCTCGATACCCGGTCGCTGCATGTGGCCGCGGCTCTGGAAAGACTGAAATCGCACGTCGAAAGATCGTCAGGCACACAGGAATGTCGCACAAACGAGTGTTTGAGGCAGGCGACGTTCCTCGATACTTCTATGGTCTTCCGACATACAAGCAGGCGAAGCGCGTTGCTTGGGAAGCTCTAAAGCGCTTAGTTCCGCGAGAGTGGTACGAAACTTCAGGCAGGACATTTTACGAGTCTGACTTGAAGATCAGGACTCGATACGGAGTAGAGCTGCACGTTGTGGGCCTTGATACTCCTCAACGAATTGAAGGAAATCAATGGTGCGGCGGCATTCTTGATGAGTGTTCTGATCAGCAGCCCAAAGTGTTCGACATGACTGTGCAACCTGCACTAACTGCATACAACGGGTGGTGCTGGAGAATCGGAGTCCCTAAGCGATATGGAATAGGCGCTGAAGACTTCAAAAGAGCTTTTGATTATGGTCTAACTTCAAGCGACCCAGACTACGAGACGTATCACTGGCCCAGCTCAACAGTGCTAGATCCTGAAGAGTTAGAAAAGATCAAGGCTGTTCTAGACCCTCGTGATTTTAGTGAGCAATACGACGCAAATTGGGAGCAAACATCAGGCGCCATATTCTACACGTTTTCTGAGCATAAGCACGTCAAAGAAGTGCAGTATGACCCGACTCAGAGAATATGTGTGGGTTCTGACTTCAACGTCAATCCGATGTGCTGGGTGCTATGCCACGACACAGGCACGGGCTTAAATGTGTTTGACGAATTAAAGCTAAACAATACAAACACTCAAGAGACTTTAGACATTCTTTTCGCTAGATACGGAGCTCATCCCGGCGGCTGGGATTTTTACGGAGATGCCTCCTCAAAGTCCCGAAAGACTTCAGCGTCGTCGACTGACTACATTCAGATCTATAATGATAAACGATTCATATCGAAGAAGGTATACTATTTTGACTCAAACCCTCTGACAGTAGATCGTTTTGCTGCGTGCAACGCGCTTTTGTCTACGGCCAGCGGGCTTGTAAGAACTGCTATCCATCCGCGATGTACCAGGCTACTTGCTGATCTGAAGCACAGAGCGTATAAGGAAGGCAGCCGAGATGCTGCTGACAGCGGTGAAATGGGACACATGTCGGATGCCTGGGGCTACATCGTTTGCAGAAAATACCCGCTGCTTTTGCAGCTTGACACTCGCGGATCAGTAGTATGCCTGAGTTAACTGGCCCTCAAATTCTTACAGACACAACGCATTCGGGCAAATCGTCGACACTAACGTTCAAGAAACTTCGACAGATGCGCAAAGATCCTGTCGCATCTCTAATTAGGATTCTCTTCTTCTCAGGGATTTACTCGTCAGAGTGGACGTTTGCGGTGTCTAAAGACGGAGTCCCTCAAGACTGGGTCGAACTCATCAGAAGCCAGTTAGAATCTAAGCGACGTCAGTTCTTATCTGTCTCTGCTCTGGGATGCTTTGACTTTGGGTGGCAGGCGTTCGAGAAAGTGTTCGAGAACGACCCTATAACTTTGCAGACTAGGTTGAAGAAACTAAAACCTCTTCTTCAAGACAACACAGAGATCTTAGACGATCCCGACACAGGCGCGTTTTACGGCCTAAGACAAGGTGACGTAGAGCTGGGAGTGCCAGACTGCTTGTTGTGCAACTTTGATGTTGAAGGCACAATGCATGAGGGCAGCTCAACTCTTGCCAACATGGAAATGCAGTACGACGTTTCGTCAGATTTGCATGACACAGCGCGACGATATGACAAGAAAATGGCGGGCGCCCACTGGGTCGTTAGATTCCCTATCGGAGTCACAGAGACGTTTAGGGGCGCTTCTAACATACCCAACGAAGTCGTTGCAAGTGAGATTCTAAAGTCTCTTCAAGCGTCGGGAATGATAGCTCTTCCTATTAGTCGAGACCCAATGTCTCAGCTGCCGTCCGATCAGCGAGGCGGCTGGGATATTGAGCTAATATCTGCTAACGGCGCATCAGTTGATTTTTCTGCTAGGTACGAGTACTTAGATAAGTGCAAGGCCAGATCCCTAGGGTTTCCAGAAAGAGCTATACTTGAAGGGCTTCATGGCACAAAGGCTGAAGCCGAGTCACACGGCGACTTTGCTCTGTCTATGATTGAGTACAGGCACTCGTGCCTTCTTGAAATTCTAAACTGGCACTGCGTAGATCAAATTTTGAGGCTGAACTACGGCGAGTCTGCGCAGGGAGCCGTGAAAGTTGTAGCTACTCCGTTGGATGACCAGACAAAGAGCAAGATGTGGTCTCTGTATGACAAAATCTTGTCTCAGCCCGACGGAATGATGCAAGAACTTGATGCAATCGATATTGATGAAGTTGCTGAAATCCTTGGTGTACCCAGAAAGGTAATAGAAAATGTTGAAGAGTAATTTTCCGTATGTGTGCAACATTCACGGTTTGATCGCTTTGATCGATCTAACAAGCACTACGTTCACAAGCGCAAAAAGCGCAGTTGAGTTTCGAACAGAAGCTCTGTTTCACGCCGGCTCTATGATGAAGCACTTTGAAAAGTTGCTGAAACCTGCAGTCGAGCAAAATCTCAACGCTGAGTCTGACTGGGAAGTAGATTCTGCACGAGTTCGTGAAATTGCTGTTGAAGCTCCGGCAGTTGATGCAAATCCTGAGGCAGTTGGAGTAGATGACGCTCAGTGTTTGATCAGAGTGGCGCTAGCTTTAGTTGCATACACTCCAGTTGTCGAACTGCCCGTTGCTGAAGAGCCCGTTGCTGAAGAGCCCGTTGCTGAAGAGTCTGTTGAAAAATAACGCCCAGTGCGGGAAGTCACTGCGGCGTTCTCAGCAGCTGGTCTCCGATCCCAGCTGCTGAGTTTACTACAGTAGAATCGAAAGTTATATGTTTGGTCTAGGTCGTATAGCTGTTTTGCTCAGTGAGTTGCTACTTGAGTCTCGTGCTATTCTCAAAGTGCTCAGACTGCGTACGCCTGGGCTTGTGTTTTGGTCGTTGTAGACAAGGTAAACAAGGGAAACGGTTTTATGTCAAAGTTTAAGCTAGTGCTGCCGCCTCCAGGAGCAGCTGATGTTGTCTCTCGTGACTTAACAGTGAGTATCTCAGGCGGAGAGCCTCGAGTGTTTGAGCTTACGGGCGACGTGCTAGAGTCTCAAGTGCTGGAAGCCAATGAGGGCGATGCCATTACGGGTCAGCTCGTGGATGTCGACGATGCGGGCAACAACTCCGAGGCTCGTTTGTTTGATTTAATTCTAGTGGACACCATCGCGCCTCCGCTACCGGGTGAAGTTGGCATAGCGATGACTGAAGAGTAATCTCGGTCGTTCTGCTAGACACACGGGGCGTGGTTATGCTGCCACGCCCTTTTACTTACGCTTAGATTAGCTACAGCACATGAATCCACTAGATATTAAACCGCCAGGCAACTCAATTGAGTCGTGGGTACTTTGGCTCTTTGCGTTAGTGATAGTAATGCTATCTGGAGCTCTTGTGAAGATGTACTTCAAAGTGCTAGCAGATGCAGCAGACATTGTAGTAGAGATAAAGTCGGCGAAGACGGAAGCAAGCAAGCAGCATGCTGACTGCCAATCTCGATACGAAAAACTAATGTCTGAGCTGATCGACTTAAAATACAAGCTGGGAATGGCCGAAGGGGCTAATAAGCATGACAGTGACAACTAACAATCGCGACATAACTGAACGCCACTGCTCCACTATGCGCACTCTTGATCGTCAAGAGTCTCGTTGCCACGATATAGAAAGACGAGTTAAGAATCAGGCAACAGCTGCAATAACAGGGGGCGTCGTACTCGGGTCGTTGTTTACGATGTACACTATTGTAGTAATACTGCACTGGGCACTTAGATGATTGAGAACTTCTCTGTCGAGCAAAACACTACTTCAAAAATAGCAAGAGCTGTCGATCAGCACAGTTTAGATATGCCCCACGGGACTACACCTGCTGAGCAGGTGATTCTGTCGGACTTCGAGAAGCACCTAGACCCTCTTGATCGCAATCCGCATGGCTTAACTCCGAGCGATTTAGACGTATACACAAAAGCGGAAGTGGACGCAAAACTAGAGATCGTTCAGGTATTTGACGGAGGGGAAATTTAATGTACTTAGGTGACTACATAACAGGCGCTATAATTGCAGGGTTCTTTAACACAAGGGCCGCAGACGGCACACCGCTAGCTTTAGCGGGTTCACCAGCTTTAGCTGTGTATGCTGCGGGAAACACTTCTGAATCGACAGCGGGTGTTGTCCTAGCTACTAACTTCGATTCTAGGACGGGTCTACACCATTTTAATGTTGACACAAACGCAGACTCAAACTTTTACTCTGGCGGCTCAGAGTACGTTGTAGTGCTAACCTCGGGTACGATTGGCGGCATTTCAGCAGTTGGCAGAATAGTCGCTGAGTTCTCTATCACAAATAGAAGCGATTCTCTTATTAGCCAGCTAATCTACATTTTGGGCGACCCTGAATTCGGGCTTTTGGTGCAAATACTTGGTCGCCTGCCAGAAGCTCTTGTGGATGGTCGGATTGATGCAAGTGTTGGGGCTATTGCCGACAACGCTATTACCAACGCAGCCATAGCTGCATCAGCCGTCACGGAAATACAATCTGGCCTTGCTACGAGCAGTTCTTTGTCTAATGCAACTGCACTGATAGAAGATATTGCTGGCGTAGTAGACGCTATCTTGCAAGACACGGAAAGTACGGGAGTCGTAGTAGCAAGTGCAAGTAAATCGGGCTATAGCTTGACACCTACAACGGGACTTGGCAATCAAACAGCAAACCTTACTGGATCTGTAAGTAGCGTGACCAATGCCGTGACCGTCGGGACTATCAATGCTAACGCTGTAAGTGCTTCAGCCCTAGCCACTGATGCTGTAGAGGAAATACAAGCGGGACTTTCGACAGCAAGCCAAGTGTCTGCACTAAATAATCTCAGCACTGCTCAAGTGCTAGCTCAATGCACCGCCGCACTAGAAACTGCAATTAGCGAATTGTCGGCCGTTCCTTCAGCAACGCCCACGACCAAGCAAGCTCTGATGTTCCTTTACATGGCACTCAGGAACCAATCGACAACGACAGCTAGTTCCCAGACAATTCGCAACGATGCGGGCACGACGATAGCTACTGCAACATTAGCTGATGATGGCACTACCATGACCAAGGGTGAGTTCGCATAATGGCAATCGATACTGCAAATAAACGCCGCAACGTATCACGAATGATTCTTTCTTGCGTTATTGGGCTCGCTCCGTCTGCTGGGTTTGGCCTTGATGATCGTGTAAATGCCGCTAGGGGCTACATCGGTACAATTGCTGTAGTTACACCAGTAGAAGATATTTCGCAGCCATACGCTTTGCTGGATGGAAATGAAATCTCTATTGAAGTAAGCACGACCGTTTTGAATGGCGGAGCTATTACTGACTATGACCAGACTCTGCTACTTGAGCCCGCGCCTGTAGCTTATCTAGCCGCACCAAGCCCTAGTGATCCGGTGTTTCGGCCATTGCGGTCGTTCGCAAAGAAGGACATGACTTGGCAAGAAGACGAGCCAGCGGAGCTTACGCCATTTCTAAAGCGTAATAAAATACTTAATTTCCAAACCCGACCCGGCACTCTGCTCCATGAGATGTGGCATCAGATACTGAGGCGCTTACCTGTATCTAATCGAAATCTGTTCACGACAAAAATCCATGAAGATAAGATTTACGTTCGCAACATCAACACGTTTGCTCGTCATGTAGATATCTCCTGCATATCAGTCTGGCCCGATAGACCTGTCACCATGATTACACCACTGCACGGCATAGCGGCAGCTCACTTTACGCCAGCTAATGGATCAATCCAGCGATGGGTTAGCATGGGCAACGAATGGGTGGAGCGAACGGTAGCTAGTTCTCAACTTATTTTCGGTGACTGTCAGCTAGTCACTCTCAATTCGCCTCTACCTGACAGTATTAAGCCCGCTAAGCTCGTGCCATTTGACTTCTCTGATTACATTGATCCGCTTTACGTCGATTACTACCAGTATGAGTCAGTAGCACTCGACCCTAACGAATGGCCTTACAGTCAGAATTATTATCCGTACCTGCAATCATTTTTCCCGACCATTCGCGTAAACCGCTTTGACAATGAGATACTAACACCCATGCCAGCGGGATCTGCCTATTACAGCCCAGAAGGTAGATGGGTCAATAGCAGGCAACATGGCAATTGGTTTAGGCACGACAACGACACTATCGGCTGGGGTTTCCCCTATTGGTTACCTGATTCATTGGAAGCCTACGTCTACGACTCCGACAACGTCAGGACCGGCGACTCGGGGCACCCGATGTATTTCATACTTGACAATGAAGCAGTGGTTGTTACGACTGCTTTTGGCGGAACATCCAGCACCCAGATATGGCAGGGTCCACCTTTAGACGCTGCAGCTAATTTGATCTTTAACGCTACGAGTAATACCTGTCAGTTTGCTGACCTATCAAGGTTTCCAAAACTCAATAATTTGCCTCTCATAGGATCTTAACTAATGACTGATGTAGTAATCAAAAGCAAAATCCGAATACGTAGAGGGTTGCAAGCTGACTTGGAAGCCTTGCCGGTTGGTCAGAAGCCTATGCTGGGTGAGCTTCTGTATACCTTTGACACTAATCGACTGTATGTAGGGGTCGATGAAGACACCGACCCAGTAGCAATTCAAACCGAAGCAGTATTCACTGATCTAACACCTGACGGGACGGAACGTCGATATCGCGGTGGTCGGCTGACTCAGGATAATGGCAGCGCTTTGAATGAGGCTGGACCAAACTCCTTAGATATTCAAGCTTCGCGTACTGCTGCTACCCATGTCGCCTATGGCTCAGGTGCTGTCTGTATTGGAGCCCAGTGCGGCGCAGGAACAACCGGAGTTTTAGCAAATGGTTCCATGGCGATGGGTCGCGGATGCACGGTAAATGGCAATAACGCTTTGGCTCTAGGTCGCACGGTGGTTGCGTCAGGCGGCTCTAATACCGCAATAGGCAATACGCTCACAAACAACGTGGCTAATACGATTTTGGTTGGACATACAGGCGCTACGATGAGAGGCTCAACAGACAACAATGGTTGGATCGAATCAATCATGGTGAGCGCGTCAGCTAGAACCGCTACGGTGTCTGCCATTGCTGATGCTCCTGCCGGCTCGCTGCCAGCAGGCTACTTTGGATTTCGACTTAACGGAAACGATCTGTGGGTAGACGCCAACATAGGCGGCACGGTTCGATCGCGCAACTTGGGAACACTCTCATAATGGCCATTGTCAATATCTCGACATGAATGTCGACGGCACTATTCGAACCTATAGTTGTGGACTGGGACGTAATCGTAACGCATTAATCACGTAGCGGTATACATCAATATGGCAATTTACGTAATCAAACGAGCTTATGATCCCGGAGTTCCTCGAAAAGCTATCGCAAAAGAGGCGTCGCTTAGCGATGTGCCTTCGGGAGTTCCTGCCGTTGCGGTTCCCGGTCAAGTGGGCATGTTCACGTTTACGTTTGACTCAAATGTCTCTGATACGTGGTATGTGTTTGTCTCAACGCCCGCGCCCTCAAGCTGGCACGTGTATGATGAGAAAATAGTGCTTGCCGATGAAGCAGAAGTAGTGGTGCCAGACCCCCCGCCAACATCAACTACGCGGTTAGATCTTGATTCTGTGTTCGGCCACGACAACGTTACTAAATGGGCAGACTTAGACAATAACGGCGACTTAGAGGTTATTGGCTCAAGAGTCGCCTGGTCTTTAGACCTTGCCACGTCAAATGTTCGCGGTACTCTTGAAAGCTCTACGTATAAGTGGTCAGACATTGAGCAAAATCCGACAATCAAGCACTTAATCGCCATTGAAGCTGGAATTCTTCTGTACAGCCCTAGAGCAGTGAGCGATGAAGACGCCAAAGAAAATCCAATGAGAGAGCATCAACGACGATACGACAAAATCATCAAGGCAATTCATTCAGGCACTCATAGACTTCCCAACACTTCAGCACAATGTGCGACCTTCCCAGTCGTAGTTGAGTAGAATGCCCAACTCAAAAGCGCGAGCTTTATCGCAAGCGAATACACAGCTAAAGATAGAGCGATACACTCTGTCTAATATTCGCAAAAGTCTTGCCAAAATAAAGAGAGACGCTGTTCGTTACGGCGCTGCTTTTGAAGTCCCAGTTAACGAAGTTAAAGCTCTAGTCGAATCTCTTGTTGAGGGAAAAGTTCTATCGCACATAGCTGCGACTGAAGAAGTTAGAAAACTCACGGGCGCTAAGTCTAACGCTCTGTCTCTAGAAAACAAGCCTATTTCTGCTGCAACTCTTAAAAAGTGGTCAAACAAAGACGTTGACGACCTACGTAAGCACTATGAGCCCAGCGTCATAGAAGTTGTTGAAGAGTTAACAGTCAATTTGCCGTCTAACGTTAGAAAAGCTGTAAGCGACGCGGCTGGGTCAGGAGTGACAGCTAGGTCTGCAATTTCTCATTACTTCGATAAAGCGGGCGTTTCTGAAGTCAATTTCAGCAAGTTCTCTACTCTGGTTAGAACTCACACTCAGCTGGCGTATTCAGCTGCGTCGCTGGCAGCGTATGAAGACCCAGACGTTGCAGACATATTGTGGGGCTACGAATACGTCACTGTCGGAGATGATCGAGTTAGAGAAAGCCATAGAGCTCTTGACGGAGTCAAGCTCCCTAAAGACGACCCGTTCTGGAAGACTCATATGCCGCCTAACGGGTGGAACTGCCGCTGCCAAGTTCTACCCGTGTTTGAAGACGAATCTCACAGAAAAAAGAATCCCAAGAAAAATGCGCCTCCCATAGACGAAGGCTTTGCGTTTAGACCCGACACAATTTTCGTCAAACCCAAAGAAGCGCCTGAAGACGTCAGATTTGAATCGCCTGAACAGTACGGCGCTCTAACGCCCGAAGAGCGCCGAGCAAAGCGAGCAGCTAAGCGAGTTGCAAAACAGGAGGGCGCTGCAGAGCTCAAAAAACCTAGAGTTACTCTAACGCCCGAAGAGCGCCGAGCAAAGCGAGCAGCTAAGCGAGCTGCCAAGAAACTTCAGACTCCCGTCGTTAAGCAGACTAAAGCCGCTCTAACGCCCGAAGAGCTCCGAGCAAAGCGAGCAGCTAAACGAGCTGCCAAGAAAGCAGCTCTAACACCTGAGGAAAAGGCTGCAATATCTAAGCGTAGAAAAGAAGCTCGACTTACTAAGCAGCTTCTTGCTCAAGCCAGAGTGCCTAGAGTTAAGCTAACTCCAGAAGCTAAAGCTCAAAGACGCTTAGAAAGACGCTTAGAAAAACTGGCTGCTAAACAAGAAGAAGCGCGTAGAACTAGACAGCAGCCGCAGCCGCAGCCGCAGCCGCAGCCGCAGCCGCAGCCGCAGCCGCAGCCGCAGCCGCAGCCGCAGCCGCAGCTAGATCGAGCAGCAGCTAAAGCCAAGTTTGTTGAGTCTCAACGAGCACAGCAAAAAGTTGATCCCAATACTGAGATTCACACTCTTCCCGCGTTCAATAAGACTGCTGACCCAAATAGGAAGGTAGGCCCAATAGAGAAGTCGTTGCCTAAACGAGCTAAGACGTGGCGCCAGCACATTCATTCTGCAGCGTATAAACAACACCCGCTGGGCACAGATGAGTTTCCGACGTACGATATTAAGCACTCTACAACTAAGGACGTTCTGGACTTAGAAAAGCCTGCAGACGTTAAAAAGGGCAAAATAGCGCCCGGAAAATCAGTGCCCGATGTAAAGCCGCACGAAACTAAGCCCATTCTTACGCGGGTTGGCGACGACTTGTTCTTAACTACGCCTAAAAATTCGTTATTTCAAGCGACTGTTAAGCTGCCGCCGACAGCAACTCACTACAGCGACGTAGACAACCACGTCATGTTCGGTAAGGCGGGTGCAGTTGAAGTTGAAACAATGTTCAAGAAGCAGGTTATACAAGACTCATCAGTAAGGCACAAATTTGCTGCTGAAATAGAAGACTTAGCTAAAGACATATCAAACATACAGGGTCGACTTCTTGACGGCACTCTGACTACTAGAGAGATTGAGAAGAAATCTATAGCTTTAAATGAAAAAATCAACGCAGAGTTAACAAAACGTTCTAGAGCTCGTGAGAAACTTCCTGAGTCAGAGTTAAAAGACGTAAAGCTACAAGTTCTAGAGATCAACACAAAGGCAACAGGTCCCGAATCAGCGTTCCCTGCTAGTAACCCGTCCCCAGGCATAGAAATAGCGTCTGACTGGTATGCTGAGCACACAAACAGAGACAGATTCAAGCCGCTAACCAAAGTTCGGTTGTTTGAAGGCCCGCCTGCAGAGGGCAGCTGGGCTGACCCTAGTCACGTAAGAATAGGGCGTAGAACTCATTCTAGAGTTACAGTGCACGAGATTGGGCACCTACATGAAATGTTCATGGGTGAGGGCCATAAACAGGTCGAGCTGTTTTCTAGGTCAAGGCAGGGTAATGACCCTACTATTGAAGTAAGTAAGAAGCACACAAATCAATACGGGTTTCCTGACGACTTTGCTAAGTCGTTCAGAGCAGTTCAAATAGGCGAAGACGAAGAATACGTGCAGTTGAGAGCACGTTACGCGGGTAAGTATTATGGTAACTATTCTCATGGCCGTAGAGTTACAGAGCTTGTGACAATGGGTCTAGAGCTTATGCACGACTCGCCGTCTAAATTCGCCGCGGCTGACCCAGAGTGGTTTGATTTGATTATGTCAGTAATGACGGGAGAAATTGACGACTAATGAAACTTCAACTGTTTTCGTACGTCAGAGCTCGGACGAACTCTGGAATGATTGTAGTTCAGCTGACTGAAAGCGGCGTAAACGTCATAGGAAATTCTAACAGAAAGCCCACTCCCGAAGACGTACAGGAAGCAATAGACAAAGTGCAGCCTATGTTAACGCCCGTTGAAGCTGTGTCGTTTTTCTTGGACAAGATATTCAAAGACGTGGAAATTTTATCTGTTTACGATGCGTATTCAGAAACGCATAACGATCCCAGCAAATATAGATAACGTCGCGCTAGTTGAGCGGTATAATAGACTAGGAGAAAATCATGGATTTTGTAGAAAAACTCGGAACTTTGTCAAAGTCTGCAAGGCTTCTTATCGGATCTGGGTTTGTCGGCCTAGTGTTGTTGAAGTCTACTTTGAGCCTGTCAGACGGTGACATTTACTCGATATGCGCAGTTGTTGCAATGGTTATTTGGGGCGACACTCAACGTCCGTTAGGCACAAAGAAACAAGCAAAATGACAGACAGGCCTTCAAAGCGCGCTCTTCGTGAAATGAGAAGAGTTTCAGCTAGCATTTACAAGTCTAAGCCAAACTGCACAGAGTCTGAGTTTAGAGACATGTTTGTAAGCAAACTGTCTCCGTCTATAGCAATGAAGTCAGTAATCGTGACTATCTTGATAAAGATAGCTTGGGAGCTGTTCCTAATTTGGCTGAAGAAACGGCTTTCAGACCCGCCTCTAACACCGCAGAAAGACGAGCCCGATTATGAATACTTCACGAAAAACGACAACTCCTAGAAAGCCAAGAGCTAAAAAGGCAGTTGAGCCCAAAGTTGTTGAGAGCGTCTCCAACAGCAAGGCGCATATCGTCGTGTCTTTTATAATTTATGCTGCTCTTATTTCAGTAGTCGCAGCCGTACTGTACACTAAAGTCCGGACGCCTTCTGACGACTCAAAGCCGCAGCCTAAGCCTGACGTTGTTGATTACGATCCAAACGTCAGTTTTGAAGCGTATTCGAACTTTTCAAAGTCTTTGATGAAAAACTACAAGGAAGCGTTTACATCAGTCGCTGTTGAAGTCAAGTCAGGTGCAATCAAAACTGATAAAGAGCTGTATGAAGCTCTAAAGCCTCGACTAGTAAAAGGGCGCACAGACGCACAACAGTCGCTTGATGAGTCGCTACACAAAGACTTGCCTAGAAACTCTGACGGCACGTTTGACAACGCTGAGTCAAAGAACTCAGACAAGGCTCACAAATACTTACTCAAACTAGCTTCGGAGCTGTAATATGGATATCGGTTCAAACGGCGGCTACAACATAGAGCTAGAAGATCGACAGTGGCTTAGAGCAACTCAGTCAGAGCCCGTAGTCCTAATGAGGGGCGATCAACCGCTCAACGTGGATCCTCGACAGAGCCCTCTGTCGTCTAACGGGTTCCTTCAAGTAGAGAATCAAAAGTCCATCGGAGCGTGTTGTGGAGTCTCGGGTAGCGACACTGGTGAATTTGCGTTCGCGCATGCTACGGGAGAAGTTATTCAGTTCGACTGGATGCACGCATACATAGGCACTCAGATCGAGGACGGGATTAACGGCGATAGGGGTGCAACACTTTCAGGGTTCACTAAATACGCAAGAAAGGGCCTAGTTCCCACAAAATCAAACACGTACCCAGACTCATATCCGGGTCGTCGATACATCACTGATGAAATGGAATCAGTTAGAAGCAAGTATGTTCTTGCTTCGCACAGCGAGTGCAATGTTTCTGATGAAGTACGAGCATATATAGCTAGCAACTTAGGGATTGTGCACATCGGAATGCCGTGGGGATCAGCAATGCAGCCTGACTCGTTGGGCTGTATCGACTCGTGGTATACAACAGTTAGAGACGGAGGTCACGCATGGGTCATATGCGGTTACTGCGAAGACTCTATAGTTAGAAAGACGTCAGGAGCAGGGTGGTGGCACTTGTGCAAGAACTCGTGGACAATTAAGTGGGGTCTTAAGGGCTACTTCTACGTTAAACCCAAAGACATGGATAAAATACTAGCTCACAAATTCACTTCGTGCTACGGTCGATCAGACATGAAAACGCCTATTGTAAGGCCTAGTAAATTCGACTTTTCTAAAAACTCAGTATTCGGGTAGAATGAAGTACCTAACAGCAACACTGCACTTAACAGCAATCACAGCGCTATGCGCCGCAAGCTATGTGTGTCTAGAGACTTCATCTGCTATTCGAAGAGTTTCAAGTAAAAGCGATCAGTTGTTGGAATCGTGCTCATCAGCAACATCTCAATTTAGAGATACTTTATTGAGCGCGCAAACTTTAGTAAGGAAAGTTGAAAATGAAATCGGCAAGTTTAAGTTCAGGGCTCAGAGCGATTATGACACCGCCGCTTCTGGTACTGTCAGTGTTGGCGACAGTGGCGTTGTTATCGACGTTCTCACAGAGCGAAGCAAGTCTTCGTTCCCAGCCTTACCAACAAGCAGAGATTGCAAGTGAAACGGGAACTCTTCGAGTGTGTGACCCAGTCACAAAGATATGTTACGACATACAGTCTTCCCCGTTTGAAGAAACAGCAGTTGTTTCTCAGTCTCCAGGGCCTGTGTCGCCTTACAGCCAGAACGTCGTTTCAACTCAGTATTCGTCAAACTCTAGCGCGGGCTCATATCAGCACTCGCCGCAGTATTCGTATAGCTACTCTACGTCGAGTGAAGGATACGGCAGCTCAGGAGACGGCTACAGCTCAGCTCATCACTCTAATTCTCGCCTTAGGTCAGACGGTCGACTACTGGCGGGATTCAAGCCAGTTAGAAACACTCTAAGAGCTTTGTTTTGCAGGCGATAAGCTGCGTGACAAACGACTGACAAATAAAGGGCTGCTAGACAGCCCTTTATTTTTGTTCTCATCTTTGAACACATGCTCTACGTAACAGTATGTGTATATATGCTAAATAAAGCACTAGTACTGTCAGCTCGTTCTTTACCCGTCAAGAAAGTCGGGCAGTCTCTGTATGAAAAAGAAATCATACGAGTGGGCAGCTTTTCTCACGATGATCCCGACACGGGAGAAACTATGTATGAGTTTGACGTTGATTCGTCAGACCTAGACAACTGGGAAGCTCAAGGCACAAAAATGCTTGAGAACGGTCTAGACATACCAATGCCAGTGGGTCACACTGAAGAGCCCACAGAGCGCGCCGCTACGGCCAAAAAGTTCGTAAGAAAGAAGAACTCTGATAACATTGACGCGTTGTTCGTGCAGTTAGAGTTCAAGACACCGAAGTACGCCGAAGAATTAAAAGACTCTCAGGTGTCTATCTACAGCCCGCCTAATTACTTCCACAACGGCGTGCACTATCCGCGGCCTATAAAACACATTGCTTTTACTGATTATCCGGTAGTGCCGGGTCTCGATCCTCTTGCAATCGTTGCATCGGCGAGCAAAGTTAAGACGCCCAAGAAAGGTTTTGAAATGAAAGTCGTTGATTTTAACGAAGCGTACGGACTTGAGGTTGCTGAAGACGCAGCTATTGACGTAGTGCTCGATACTGTGTCGGCTCACATTGATGAGCTGAACACAAAGATCGAAGAGCTCGAAGCTAAAGTCAAAGAGCTCGAAGGCGAAACAGAAGACACTGAAGAAACAGACGAAGAAGAACCAACGATTTCAGCGTCAACAAAGAACACATTGTTGAAGCTGAGTCGAAAGAACCGCGATCTGGAACTCAGACAGTTGTTTTCTGACGGAAAGATCTCTGCAGCTCAACTCAAGAGCCTTCAGTCTAAGTGGGCTGGAGACACTCTTAGCTTGAGTGTATCACAAGATGCCGCATTCGAGTCTCTTGTTAGCTCTTTGAGCTCTAATCCGCGTATCGTCTCTTCAGGGGAACGAACGGGGCGTCAAGTTAAGTCTGGAGCCAACAGCCGATTAGTTAGCTCTGCGCAAAAACGAGCCGAGTCTCGAAAGTAGTTCGACTAAACAGTACTCACACTTTGTTACAGTTTACAAGGCATAGCCGATGACAACACACACTCAAAATCCTCGTCTGCATGACGTGGTGGACTGGTTGGTACACGAAGGGTTCAACATCCGCGCAGCAAGCGTGACAAACGCTGTCGCTGCACGAGTTGTAGGCGACTCTTTGATGGGCCAAGTAGCCTATTCTTCCGACGGCGGAGCGACCTGGAAAATTTTGGCAACGGGCGATAACTTGGCCGCAGCCAACGTTCGTCTTGCAGTTCTGATTCCAACCAGAGCAGTTACAGCAGCTATCGGTTCGTCAGACGTTATGGCTAACGTTCGACTTATTCATCGCGGTCCAGGCCGCATTCACAAGAAGGGTTTAGTCCTGAACGCAGGCGTTGTCGCTGCTACAGTCTACACCATTCTTGAAAACCAAAATCTTCAAGTCGTTGACGAAACAGGCGCACTGTTCAGCAACACATTCGGTTCGTAACGTAACGCAATTTCACGAAAGCCCATTTCAAGCAACTCGTAAGGTACTACACAATGATAAATCTTTTTGAAAGTGATGAATTCAGCATGCAAAACATGACTGAAAGCATCAACACGTTGCCCGTGACGCCGAACCGAGTTGGCGAATTGGGCTTGTTCGTCGAACAAGGGATCACAACAACTACTGTTGGGATCGAGATGGTTAACGGCGAACTGCGTCTAATCAAGGCTGCTCCACGAGGCACTATGCCCGAGTCTAAGTCTCATGCAAGGCGCTCATTGAGGGCGTTGGGAGTGCCCCACTTACCGAAGACTGATACTGTCTTGGCTGATGAAGTTCAAGGCGTTCGTGACTTTGGCACTGATGACCAACTTGAGGCTCTGACTCAAATTATCAATCAGCGACTTGAAGTTCTGAAGGCCGAACATGAATTGACTTGGGAATGGCACCGCGTTGGTGCTCTCCAGGGTCAAATCAAGGACGGCGACGCCACCACAGTGTTGGTTGATTTGTTCGACTTCTTCGGAGTAGTTCGAATCACCGTGAACTGGGCTAAGTCTGATGCGCAAGGTTTGAAGAAAGCTTGCATGTCGATTATTCGACAAATCGGTGTTGAACTGAAGGGCGGCGCATCTCGCGGCGTCCATGTCTTCTGTGGATCTCAGTTTTGGGAAGACCTTGTTACGTCTACCGAAACTCGAGCTGCGTTCGAACTTCAAGAGTCTAACGCTTACGCACGTGACCAAACGTTCCAGCAGTTCGTTTACGCGGGAGTGACGTTCGAGCCTCTGCACGGAATGGTTGGATCAACACCGTTTGTGCCCGTTAACGAAGCGTCAGCTTTTCCGTTGGCTCCGATTTACAAGCGCTTCAACGCGCCGGCGCCAATGTCCTCAGCAGTTAACACTCTGGGCAAGCCTCTGTACGCTCTTCAAGAACCCTTGAAGTTCGAACAGGGCACTGAGATTTACACAAACAGCAACCCGCTGCACGTGTGCACGTTCCCACGGACTCTGATCAGAGTGACTATGTCCTAATGGACTTAACATCAGAAGTTAAAGTGAATCTCTCGCTGATGACCAAGTATCAGCGAGAGATTCCGTCTAAACGCGGTGTAGTTCTAAAAAAGTGGGCCATTAGGTACAGGGCGTTCATTCAACGCAGGTGGAACCAGTACTCAAGAGGCGCCGGAGATTGGCCTCCACTAAAATACCGTAAGGGCTCAATACTACGGGACACAAACACAATGTTCTCCGCCATGCTTCCCGTGCTCTCTCCGCCCGCGGGATCTATCAACAACTTATCGTCTGACATGATGACTATAGACGTAGGTTTCGGCGGCTCAGCCAAGCACCCAGCGGGAGTGCCGATAGCGCAGCTGGCGTTGTGGCACCAAACGGGGGCGGGTAACTTGCCCGTTAGAGAGATTATAGTGCCGCCGGATGAATCGCTGCTGGCACAGATGAAGTTGGACATG